TCCACCACCCATTTTCATTGCTCTTCCGCCAACTTTCATTGGTGTTCTAGAATTAGCAACTTGTTTATTAAATCTTCTGTTTGCCATTATTTTTTTCCTCCATTATTCCTAAATATTTGTGTACCCTTTATTCCATATATGCTCGCAACGACAAGGATCCACAAATTTGTAAACCAACTCGGGAGTGCCGCAAAATGTTCGAAGAACACATTCACTTTTTCCATAGCTGATGGATCGTCACTTACAACTGCCCAGGCCAAAATTGCTATTGGCGCCGAGAGAATTAATAAAACCGCCTCGTCCTTCCAGTCCGATTGCCTTGCTTCTAAAAGTTTACCTTGGTAAGCTTCCTTACCTTCGGCCATACGAGATGCGTGCATAAGCTGTGCATCTGACATAGCTATCTTCGTCTTCTGCTTGTTAGCATAAATTTTACTACCAGCAGAAACAGCTAATTTAATTGCTGATAACCACATGACCTAGTACCAAGTTGCTTTTTTACTTTTAGATTTTAACATTCTTTTAGTTCCTCTAACTTCAACTTCATCTCCAACACCTATTTTGTTGAATACTCTGTCTTGGTTCGTAAGGATAGTAGATCTTGGATCTGTTTCAGTTCTAATTTCTGGAGTTGCAATCTCTACACCACCAGTTGCATTAGATGAATCAACAGTTCCTTTACTACCGTAAGAAAGTTTATTTTTTAAATCTGCCATAATTTTCTCCTTAAGCTGTTATAATTATTTTTTCTTAAAATTTCTACCAAAATCGTGAATTTTACTTCGGTTAGCCATTTCTTGTTTAGCAAGGGAAGTTGCAGCACGTAATTCTGCAAGCTCTTCGTTCTGTTCAAGCTTTTCATCCTTGTTTTGTTGGTTCATAAAAGCTTTCATTCGCTCAAGATTTAATTTTTCTTGAGATTGTTGTGCTTTTGTGAAGTCATCTTGTGCTCTGATGTCCAATTCTCTTGCTTTTAACTTAGCAATTGGGTCATTTCCGTATTCACCCATTAATTCTTGCTCTTCTTTAGCAAAATCTTCGAACATTTCTGCAATTAGAACTGCTTTTCTAGACTCTATTTGCATATTTAACGTCATCATCTGCTGTTGCATTTGTGGATCTTGCGCTAAAGCAGGATTTGCTTGAATTTGTTGCTGCATTTGTTGCATCATTAAGATTTGATCTTTAAATTCTACCTCAACTTGCTCTAATGCCATCAAACTTATGTGTTCAAAAATGTTTTTTTGCATAGAAGCAGTTACCATTGGGTTTCCTCTAGCCATTGAAGACGACATAAAGTTTAAATGAGCAGTAATGTGAGCTCTATGGTCTTGTCCTTTGAACGCCTGGAACGGTTGACCACCTAAAGCTTGGATAGCTTCAATAGACGGATCCATTGGCATTGGTTTTGGAACTGGTTTTAAAACCATATCAATATTTTTTACACCCAACGCTTCGTACATTGCACGATACGCATTATATAAATTATGCATTTGCGGATTTGATTGTGCTAATTGTAATTCAGCTTGAGCAATTGATATTCTTTGCGTTTGAGAAAATATGTTTGGATCTGCAACAGGTAAAATATCTACACGATCATCAAAGTCTTGTTGTTTAATAAATCGTTGGCCACCTACCACATCGTAAGGATACTCTTGTGGAAGATATAATTTAAATACTCGAGCAAGCATTTTAAACTCTTGTTTAAGACTCACATAAATTCTTTTGTGAATCGCAGACATAGTTCTGCTTCCTCGCTCCAACAAAGCTACTGTCGTTCCCACTGCTGCTTGTTGATTCCCGTCACCTACTTGAAGGTCAGCGATCGAGGCAAATCTTTGCCCGGCTGAAACAACGACACCCATAAGCTGTAACAAAGTTTGTGAAGGCTCTTTAAACGGTAATGCCATAAATGCATCTTTAATATTTCCGCCTGGAGCATCCACATCTCTAAATTCACCTGGAGTAATAGATTGCGCGTCATCTCTAATTCGGATGCCGCGCATCTTAAATCCTGCTGGCAAATTGGAGAGGGTACCAGCATCTAGTAAAGATCTTAATGCAGCTGTTGCTGTTCTACTTAATCCACCAATCATGTGGATTAAACCAAAGCCATAAAAACCTAAACCAGGTAAAAATTTAAAATGTACAAAGTAAGAAATTTTCTTTTTCTTAGGATCGTTAATTTCATAGTTTCTTCTAATAGATAAAACTTCACGTGAACCTTCTTCAATAGTTACGATGTAAGGTAATTTAATTCCAGTAGGTTGACCATCAGGTCCTCGGTCCTCGAACCCTTCTAAATCTAGATCGACATGAAATTCTAAAATATTGTAAATGTCTTCATCTTTAGTTTTTTGTATACCTTCAAGCTCTCTTTCTTTTCTCTCTAAATCAGATTCTACATCTGCAGGAGCTCCAAGGTCCACGTCTCTGTAAAAACCATTCACTTGTTGTTTTCTTAAATCATTCTCTTTGGTTTTAATTACATGGATCACGGCCGTTGCATCTTCTAAAGATGTTGCAGAGTATGGTACAACCAAATCTTCTGCAGGTACAAATTTAGAAACTGCTCTGCCTAAAAGATCATCATAGTAAACTTTCTTAAAGGCAGATCCAGCAAGAGGGAGGTAAAATAACAATTGATCGAACTCAGGTTCGTATTCCTTCATCTGATCCATCAACTGCCAATTCATAAAATCTTTTACTCTAGTTGATTGCATTTCTTTTTCAGGAGATGGCGCACCCATAATTTGAGTTCTAATTGGTCCATCTGCTGGCAATAATTCTTTGTAAGCTAACGCTTGAAACTGTGTGACTGCTTCAGCTAAAACTGGATGCGTTGCACCTGCAGCTCCAGCGAACGGTTCTGTTTTATCTTCGTATTTAAATCCTAAAAGATCTAAACCAGTTATGTAAGTGTGTTCCCATTCTTTACGAGACTCTTTGTAGTCCATGTAGTTTTGATTTAATTCTGAACCTAGAGGACCTAATATTTCCTCTGGTAATAACTCGGCTAAATTGTCAAAGTGGTTTTCACTTTGTGCTTGGTTAAATGCTCCAGGTTCAAAATTAATTTCTACACCGCCATCTTCAGTGGGAGTAATTTCTGTTTCACCAGCATTAGGTACTGATTCACTAATCTCTTCTTGAACCTCGACTTGTTCCTCGGGCCCTGCTATTTCAACCGATTTTCTTATTTCGGTTAATGCTTTGTCTATTTCTGCCATTTATTTTCTCCAATTTATCTTGTTTATATGCTTTTGGTTCATTAATCAAGCCTTGAGGATCAGGGCCACTTAATGGTGGGATTTGATCTCTTTTTACATGAGGCATGTTTTTAGTAAGGGTTGGATTTTTATACTTACTAGGATGTTTAAATACGAACGTCATTACCAGTAAAATTTCTTTTTTCTTTTGGGTTGCTGCTCTTCTTGATAATCTTCAGGGTGATCTATAAATCCGCCTTGTCTGTATCTTAACAGAGCCTGTGTTGTACTGTCAACTAAATCGTCATGATCGCCATAAGGAAACGCTGCACACTCTTCTACAAGTTCTTGTGCAAACTCTTGATCGAGAGGCGCCCAAATTTGTCCGGCTTCAAATAATGGAGATACGGCATTGACTCTTGCAACTTTATCTTGACCTTTACTTGGTGTAAAATTCATTGCAGGAATTCCCATCTGTCTAAGTTCATACATCAAAGGTAGTCCTGATGCTTTTGCTTCAATGATAACTGTTTCAGGATTCCAATATTTATATTGCTCTAATGCAACACGACGAAGTTCTGGAAACTCTAAACGTTCCTTATAAGAATCTAATAATATTAATTGACGAGGCGAGTCTTCATTAGGACGAAAAACTCCCCAGGTAGTAATAGCAGAATAATCCGCAGTTTCTTTTTTAAGGTACGCTGTATCATAACTTTGAATGGTATGTTCGATGTGAGGCATATGTTTAGACTCCCAATTTTTCCACCACTCCCTTTTAATGAGAGCTCCTTCTTCTGAAGTTGGGTTCTGCATATACTGCGCGTTCCACTTTGCAACACCAGCGGAGGCCTTAACAGATTCAAGGTCCTCGAGCTTCCAATATTCAGGCCAGACTGGATCTCCACTTGGAAGGATTGCTGGAAACTCTACGACTTCCCATTGATCTGCGTTCTGGTTTTTTTGTGCGTTCAATA